CCCACTTTGAAAGTGCTATATCGTTTAAGTGTGGATCTTTTGACGCTTTTACTTTATCAATCCCGATTTCCCCTTTTACTGCTTCAATTAAGGAAGGCGTGATGAATTGAGCGTAATACTCGGAAAAGGTGGCTTTTCCATCCATGTAGTCTCGGCGTGTTTTCATTGGTTTATTCTCCAATATAGGTTAAAAGGTCATTTTTAAGGCTAACTAGGCCTGCCTTCTGTAGTGTTGCAATCATGTCTTGATACTGGTCAAGGGACATTTTCCCCATTAGTTGAGCGTATAAGTGTCCCGAAGGAATTTCTTTCACTTCTTTGATTAGGGAGGCAATTGCTCCCATAAACTCGATCAGTTTGCGTGCTTGTTCTGTGGTCATTGTGGTCGGTTTGTTTAGATGTTGGCGAGATAGGCAAGGCGAGCGATTAAACAGGCTAGGATTGCCAGCAGGGTCAAAGAAAGCATGGTCAGTTTATGGATTTGCTTTGATCGGTTCCATTCGGTGATTAGGTCAGACTTTTTCATGTTTAGAAGTCTGAATTTTTAAACTGATAGATTGATGCTTCAAGTATGCCAATTTGGTCTTTCAATTCGGCAATCTGTTTTCGTGCGTTCCATACTTCAAGAAAGGTGAAATCTTCCCGAAGGTCATTAGTATATTTTCCATCTGTCATCTCCTTTAGTTCAGTTCCATCGGCAAGGGTGCAAATATGAACGGACTGCTTAACATAGGAAACAGAGTGACATTCGTCCTGCTCTCCGTTTGTGATGTATGTCGTGTCAAGTTCAACATCAACACGATATTCCGAAATTCGGAACCAATAACGAAAGCCCTTTTCCTGTTCTGGCATTGTTATTTTTTTGATCAATTTGGGATAATTACCAGATGATTTTACAATCTTTTTCCCTTTGTATGGGGTAAGAATTTCCACAATCTGATCCTGCAAGCGTTTAGCGTATGCGTTCACTTTGTTGATTGCTTCAACTCGTCGGCTTAATAATTCTTCGCTGGTTGGGTATGTTCTCATTTTGTTTTTCTCCTTTGGTTTGGTTTGGGTTGGTTGTTTCTCTGTTCGTTTGCGTGCCTGACTATGTTTTCCAAGTTGTCCCGCATAACTTCACGGGCTGAATAAATGCGAGATTGTAGGGCATCTTCGAATTGTTTCATGACAGATTCCTTGGTGATCTTTGGCAGATTGCAATTTATCTCTAAAAGCAATCCGTCAAAGGTATAAGGGTCAATGATTGCATATTCTACTTGATGACTATCAAGGTCGATATTGCTCCAATCTGTGCCGTATGGGTTTTCGTTGTTCATGGTGTTTTTGGTTTGGGGTGATTAGTCAAGAATTGGGGCGATTCTGATCATTTCAGAAGTCACCAACTCTACAGGGTTGATAGTGAAGAGAGGGGTAAGAGGCTCAATGAACCCTCGGTCAAGATTCCATTCTGTAACAAGGTATGCAGACTCATCACCTTCACTGAAGGAATCGGTGAATTGTACTACGTCTCCAATTTCGAACTTCTGTGATGTTTTTGTCATGTATTGAAGGTACTAAAAACCAGGAACCATGTCAAAAGAATCTTTCAATATATTTTCATGCTCTATAGCAAACCCCATGCCAACATAGAAAGAATCTTTGACAATCTGAAAAGCTCTTTTATGCACCCATAGAATCTACCACAGAGGCATACTAACTTCGATACAGGGCATTCTCGTGCGTTTAAAAACCTATTGCATTCCCTTATTCTTTTAGAACATTTTATATGGTATTAACTAACTATATGCTTGACTATTTTGGGGTACTTTCAGTAGAATCAGTTCAGAAGCTACTGACTATCTGATTGGCTTTTAGTTGAAGACTCGTTCAGGTATGGAATCAACTCTGATTGACAAGGTAACTTCTCCAAGGTAAAAAGCTCCACTACATGAGCAAGCCATTAAACACCCGTCAAAAGAAGTTCGTTGATAATTATGTCACCAAGGGACTGAGTATCGCCGAATCTGTTAGAAGAGCTGGTTACTCTATCCTGTCGGGTAGGGTTGAAGATGCTTCAAGCTATGGTTGCAAGTTGCTTCGACAAGAACGAGTGAAGAACTATGTGAACAAGTTGAAAGAGAAGAGTTTCAATCAAGATGCTCTTACCTTCTCAGAGAAGAGAGCGTTTCTGGCTAGGGCAGTGAGAGCAGACGCAAGCTCGCCCGATGCTGATCTCGTCCAGGAGATTCGGGAAGAGGTAGACTCGGAAGGTAGAGTGAAGAGAGTTCGAAAGTTGGTCGGGAAGTTGGAGGCGTTGAGTCTGGACAATAAGATGATCGGGGACAACTTCGCAGATCGTACGCCCCAAGCGAGTAATCCATTCTTGCTTATTGTTTCACTAGGTAAGACGCAGAGCATGAGTGAGATTAGGGAGGCTGGTAATCCTGTTCGGTTGGATGACAAGCCGAGCGTGATTGATGCAGAGCTAGTCGGATGATGCGAGTCAGATAGTCACGCACAAGCTGACGGCCTAGCCTTGGCAAGCATCCTTTTGCTCACACTAAGGGATCTCTTCGGGTGGTGCCCCCCCCCACCATGCCAGCCGCCAAAAGTGATATATCCGTCTCAAGCCACTGAAAAAATATCAGTATTTCAGAAGTTACCTTATTGAAAGATCCTTGTAGAATAGGTTGTATAAGAAAGTTCTTTACAAGGAGTGGGGTGGGTAGCTAAGTTGCTTGGATATGAAAGCAGGAGAACTACTTATCACTTTACTCAATTCGGCTACTATTGCTCATGTGTTGCATCTGAGGAGCAGGAGCTATTCGGAGCATAAGGCTCTGGAGGGGTTTTACAAGGGTATGCCAGACTTGGTTGATGGAGTGATTGAGGCGTGGCAGGGAAGGAATGGAGAGCTTGTGGAGTACCCTGACCAGACTGTAGAGGTAGAGGAGCAGAATGATTCTCTGGTCTTTGTCATGTACGTCAAGATGGTTCTGGAGGAGAACAGGGGAGTGCTTGGTGGAGGGAGCGAGATCCAGAACTTGGTGGATGGGATAGCGGAGTTGATTGACTCGACGCTTTATAAGCTGACCTTCCTTAAGTAGAAGGTATCCCTGTGGGGCTAGGATGCCCTATAAATCGTTTTGATTGTTGGTTGGAATACCTTTGGCTCCAAGGGTGGGACTCGAACCCACAGCCTCGTCCTTAACAGGGACTTGCTCAACCATTGAGCTACCTTGGATTAAATTGCTATGCTGGAATAAACTGGCTACCCCTCATGGATTTGATTGACATTTTATTGTTGGATCGTAGTATATGAAACATGAGTGTAAATCGTACTATCAAAAGAAGGAGAACAAGCAAAATCTGGCTTTTGCCAGATAATGAATTTATTCATCTGATTGCTAAATCAAACAGAATGAAAGATGTTCTGGATTTCTTTGGAGTAGCAAATAAAGGAGGTAATTTTAATACCGCGAACGCTAGAATAGAGCATCTTGGGTTAAGTAAAGCACACATGATGTCTAGCTATGAATCAACACATTTCTCAAGAAATCTTTCAATTGATGAATTTTTAAATGACTGGCTTGTTGTAAATTCTCAACGAAGCAGAAAGGCAATCAAAGAAAATATATTAAAATTTAAAATTTTACCTTGGGTGTGTTCTGAATGCGGAAACAATGGGTCTTGGTGCAACAAAGAACTTGTGCTTCATTTGGAGCATAAAAATGGAGTATCAAACGACCATAGAATAAAGAACTTGTGCTTTCTATGCCCTAATTGTCATAGCCAAACTAAAAAATACGCTGGTAAAAACTGCCGAACTAGGACTTGAACCTAGACAAGATCCTCCAAAGGGATCGGTGCTACCATTACACCATTCGGCAAAATCTGCGGTGCTACCGTTACACCAAAGGGTAATTAGATATAATTAAAGTAAAAATACTCTTGGGCAATGTCTTGATCCATGCCGTCTTGGCTCATCATCTGTTCAATCATCTTATTTACATCATAAACAACCTGACCTTCGATTGTTACCCCAACAATACATTCATCAAACCCATCTGCTAGTAGAGCATCAGGGTAGTTTTCTTTAATATCTTCTATTTTCATATGCTGGTTAATTCTTGCGTGGTCTGCCTCTGCCTTTAGGGATATTTTCCCTGCTTGCCCAGGCAACCCTGCCATAGATTGTTTTGCTGGCTAGTTCTTCTGGGAGGTTTAGGACGTAGTGTTTGAGGAGTAGCTTGTTGTTTGGCTCAAGCTGACCGACAATACTTCCGTAGTCCTTGCCTAGATTAGCAAGATCCTTGGCTTGATCCAGTAAATCTTTTTGTTTCATTTCTTTTGTAAAAAAGGATTGACATAAATAAAAAAATCCGTCAATGGATGGTTCGTATGAATAATCTATTCAAACAGATCATGCTTGAGAAAGCGTGTGATGAGTGCGGTGGAACAGGAACTGATTGGTACGATGAAGGTCAAGGGGAACCTTGCTGGAAGTGCCAAGGTACAGGTCATGTTGCTACCGATGAGGGAAAGGCAATCCTTCAACTTATTGCACATCATCAAAGCGATCTTCTTACCTTTGCTTAAACTTTCTTTGTAAGGGCTTTTAGAAAGCTCTCTACAAGGTAGCCGACCAGGTACGCTAGTGCCTCGTCGCAGGATTCCTTTTCTTCAACACCGCAGTTTTTGAGCATAAATGTAGCAACATGAATACATTCATGGGCTAGAATGGAAATCCATTCTGGATTATTTTTCCATTGTGTAAGGAATATAATCGGTACGCTTCCTAGAACAGCACAAGCATCAGAATGATTGTCTAGGTTTTCAAAATCATGTTCTCCATCTAGCTTTTCTTTGAACCAAGTCTTGGCTGACTCTTTATTAACGGGCCAGACAATCCAACAACCTGTTTTCCAAACAGCTACATCTAAGTAGTATTCGGATGGTTGTTTCATTTTCCTGTGTAGTGAAGAACTGACTTTACTCCTGCACCGCCAATTTTAATTCTAAATGATTTCTTTTTCCATTCTCCATTATTGATCATTCTCCTAATCAATGTTTCTGCTTGTCCTGTAGTCATATTTTTCATATGACAAATTTGCTGGCAAGTAAGCCAACCTTCGGGAACATTTTCTTCTAAATAGCTTTCTGTTTTATTAATCCAATCAAAAGCAGAATTTCGTAACTCAGATTCAGATGGGTTTATTTTCTTTCGGTTCATATACGGTTAGTTTGGTTGCTGGTAACTCTCCTTTGGAACATCCTCGCCAATCAATGATGCCAAATCCTGGTCTACATATAGAATCTCCTACTACCTTGTGACCATATCGGGTCAAAAGTTGCCAAGCAGGAGTGACCATAAAGATTCCTGATCCATCATTGAAGATTCCTCCAACGTGCCTGTGGCCTCGTAGATATATCTTTGGAACTCTGTGGCCTACACGAGAGTAGTTCTGTCGAGCGTTACCCATCGTTATAGACATAGCTCCAGCCTCAAGGTATGCCCTAGCACTTGTTGGCATATGGTGAGCAATGTCCATGAGGGTTCCGTTCATCTCAAGCAGTCCCTTGTCTCCCATCCACTTTCCTCCAATCTCCTTACAGATCATTTTCTCCCAATCTCCAACGTGGCATTCTGTACCAGCAGTCATGTAGGTAACAGATGCCATCTTAGCTAGAGGCTTTAGGCATTCGATAGCGGCAAGGGCATGATCAAAGTTTAAGGCTACAACTATCTCAGTTGTTCCGTGATGCCTTCCTTCAATGCAGTCGCCATTGACAATCAAGGCAAATGGTTCGCCTTTGAAGTGATCTTTGATTTTTTTCTGGATGTCATTCCAGCATTGCCAAAGCCATTGTTGGTGAAGGTTATTTCCAAGACCAATCTTGTTCCCTGTGGAAGTGATGTGGTTATCAGGCCACAAGCCTACCGAGGAACCGCAATGGAGATCGGAGACAATTACTGCTCCGACAGGTTGTTTTTTAGTCATTAGAAATCTTGGGTAGCTTCTTTGGAGGAGCATCTGATACCAAGTTGTTTAGAAGCGTTGCCGCATCTTTCAAAGAAACTTCCTCATCCTTCATCATATTTGCCAGGAGTTGGCATAACTTGATTCGCTCTGTAAGATGATGCAAGTAGCTGATTAGATCAAGTTGTTCATCCTTTAAGTTTTTTGCATACCATCCTGCTCCAGCAGTCCAGAATTGAGTTTTGTGTTCTTCGCTTCCTGCAAGGTACTTGTTGATGCCAGCAGATCCAGCCTTAGACCAAATATCAAAAGCGTCTTGATTGGGATTCATAATTGGATCGATTGACTCTTCTTCTTTTGGAAATGGATTTGCAAAAAATTGAATGATGGATTTGATTAGCATTTTTTTAGCGTGGTTGTTTTGCTGAATCTCTGCCAGACGTTGTTTGGTTTAATCCAACCTCCGACGTTGCATACATGGCAACTATTGGAGTGGCAAGAGTTTAATTCGTTGAAGCAAGCAGGACAATAGCCGTTGATGTATGAGATGAAACCTACGACCTTATGGAGTAAGATGATTACTGTTTCCATATTTTTAGGGGAGTATGTCTAGAAAGAACAGAGTGTCAACCCTTGTGCTAAAGAAAAGCAAAGAGTAAAGGAAACACCCCCCTGATCCCCCCACCACTCAGTAGGAAAGCCTGTCAGAAAAGAAAAGAAACTACTGCTCACCATTTTAATTCCATCGAATCCAAGGGAATTAGAATTGCAAGCAGGATGCCTCTCTTCATTTCGCAAGGGTAAGAAGTTTTGGTTCTTCAAAGCCTTGATATTGGATCATGTGGTACGCATTCACACCCATCCTCACTTGCTATAACGGACAAGGGCCGCCGACTGTGACAGCAGTACGACGGCCCTTTCTTTTGTTGTGAGGAAAGTTGTGTCTAGAATGCTGTCACATTCAGATGCGGCGAATATCCCACACAATCTCCGCAAGGGTCAAGGATTAAAATCCATCTTCGTCAAAAGATGTTCCTGCATAGCTCATGTCTTCACCATCCATGCCATCTTCATCCTTGTCACGATCACGGATTAGATGACGTTCCCAATCACGGATCTCTTGGATGTCCAAGGATTCTGTTTCTTCAGCAAAAGTAAATTCTAGTCCAGCCCTGCGGAGCATCTCTACGGCATAGGTCAAGGAATCAGCCAAATCGGGAGACTTCTTAATGCGTTGCTTCATCTCCGATTTTTTCTCAACGGAAACCTTCCTTCCCTTGTGCTGGTACAACCTAGAACACAACTCACTGATGACTTGCGAGTGAGAATCAAGATCAATGCCAACAAGTGATCTGGTAGACATTGCAGTATGGACGGCAAACCAATACTCCGTAACCAAACGATCATAGGCTTCTTTGCAAGTCCTTCTATCAAGGTTTGAAATCTTCCTATCCGTAGGCATACCCATAGATGATATGGGGAATATGAACATAGCCTCTGGATGGAACTTGCTCCATTCGATGATGATTGCCCTCATCATCTTTCCTCCATCACCAGATATATCCAATCCAAAGTTTCTAGGATGGATTCCGTACTCCAAACAATCACGAACAACTTGGATTGCGATACTTTCTTCAAAGACTTCACCTACAGAACTGCTGTATTCTCTGGTTCCGAGGTAGTATCCAAGGCTTCTGCCAGCATCATTCGGCCCAAATCGGCAAAAAGATGCCGCACATCTATCTCCTCCAGCCGTAAATGCAGGATCAAAGCCACAAACAACCTGAGTTTTGTCACTCCATACTGGTTGCCAACCAATATCACACGCTTGAATGAACTGCTTTGAGAAGATTGTAAGCTCTACAGATGAATCAGGCCACCATCCGTAAACATTTCGCCAATATTCTAGGGCATTCTTGTTGCCATAGCATCGTTTAAGGGTAGCGGCCTCGCCTTCTAGGGTTAAAAACCGATCAAAAGGTGGGATTTCTGCATCTGGAACTTGGAAGTTTGGACTATCTTCACCAGAAAGGTGCAATGCTACCCCTGTTCTGGTCTTCCATTTTTTTGTGTAACGGTTTACAGCGTCCCATTCCATAGGATCGTCTGGTTGGCAGAGTTCCGTATGGGGATTGTTGGCAGTATTGGAAGGATTTGCCATTCCTCCAAAGATGAAGTCAGGATTGGCTCCAAGGTTGACACGAGTATCCAGAGCGTAGAGATCCATTTCAGCCAACTCGTCAAGAAATAGACGCATCCTAGCGTTCTTACGACCCCTTGTGTTCTCAACTGAACGCTTTCCTTCTCCACCACGGGGGAAAGCCAATGCTTTGATGGCGTTTGTGTAGTCTCGTTCACTATCACGAGTATCAATGGACTCAAACACAATCATTCTCCTGTATTCCACAAGATTTCCAATGGAGGCATCCTTTCCATGTGCCGCTTGAATGTTTCTCATAGCAATTCGGTACAGGGTGCATACCTTACCCCATAGACGATCCTCCGATGCATCCAAGGAAGTAGAAGCAACGTATGTGGAGGTGTAATCTGGGGCACAAAGCCAATCAACAACGATGCAAGCGGCAACAGAAAAGGTTTTTCCGCTAGATGCACACCCTGCAATACCCCAATCGTTCTCATTGCAGAACAAATCAATGATGTCTAAAGCGTAATTGTTGGGTATTCCTTGCGATTGGAGCAATACATCGTTGCCATAAATCAATTGAAAGGCATTAATCATGTGTTGAGGAGGAGAAATCAATCCGCATTGGTCCATTTGAATACCCATCTTGATGCGTTCACGCCGACCAAATTCTCCACGAGTAAGTCGATACGCTACTAGTTCACGAACAAATTGCGGTGAGCCTTCCAAGAACTGAAGCCCATATGTAGTGTCCTGTGGTTGCTCTAAACTCAATCCCTTGTAATTCATTAGTAAAAAGATTGACAAAATTTCTACAAGAAGGCAAGTAAGAGACGCAACCTATGAGATTAAAAGACCGCAACGGCCCAATACCAGGTGGACTATGGTATCAATATAGCGACGATAAGGGTAATACCTATCGTGTTAATGGAATGGACATACCTTTTGGAAGTCAGTTTGCCAATCGTGTAGAAAGCGACATGAAAGTAAACAACGTTTCTATTCCAGATAATTTAGTTTACTTGATCGAACAACAACTTTGCGGTAGACTCCCTGGTCAATACTGCTGGCAAGAAGCAGGAGACAAGGTTGCAAATATAATTCATTCATTTGCTAATCTTGGAGATCGTGTTGCGGCAAGTCTTGGGGTTAATACTAACCTTGAACAAACCGCAAAAGGTTGCTCTGCTTGCAAAAAACGCAGACAAGCAATGAATCAGGCACTAGGCTAAAATGGCAAAATCTAAAAAAACAATTGAAGCGGAAGGAGTCTCTACATGGGGATTCAATAACGTTAATTCCAATGGCGTTGCCCCTTCTAGCAGGGTTAGAGATGCCAACTCAGCCTTTACTATTTGTTGGAACTTGCGTCTAGATAACGCTGGTCGTGAAAGAAAGTGGGGACGTATCTACAAATGCTACAAGGGATTCCCTCCAACTGATTATAGCCAAGTAGCCTCTCGTCAACTCTCTGGAATGAGCAATGTGCCATTCCGTCAAATGAAGTTTATCGTTGATAACCAAAAATCTTCGTTTGTTGACATGGTGATGGAGCGAAATACAGCCGCCAATATCACTACAAAGCTAGGAAACCCTACGGAAAAGAAAGATTGGAGTGATCTTATTAGCATTGGGTTTGACCGAATGCTTCGTGCGTGGAACAGCTACAACTACAACGTGGAACTAGACGTTGAAGAGATGACTCTTTATGGAAAGGGATTTGAAATTGCAGAAGATCGTGATGGGTGGCCCACCAAGAGCTTCCATAACTCCAATGTTCTAATACCAGACAAGACTTTTGCTGATCTTACAAACTTAGGAGAGATTTGCATCAAGCGTTCTTATACCCCACTTGAGTTTTGGCTCAAAATTACAGGAGGAGAAGAAGATCCAGAAAAGGCTAGGGCATATGCTACCGATATGGGCTGGAACTTCTGGGCTTGCGTGGATGCACTTAGGATGTTCACCACAAACTATCGCAATACTTACACAAACACCGAATGGTTGCGTGATGTTGCTAGTGGAAACTTGAATCTTTCTCGTCTTTATACTCTTCGCATTGAGCTTTATGAGCTTTATATCATGGAGTTCAACGGAAGTATTTCAAAGATGCTTCTTCTTCAGAATTATGGTGGCCTTGTCCTTGGTTACAAAGAAAATGGACGCAAAGACCTTACAGAAGAAGAGTATCGTAACCAAACTGGATTCCTATACTACCGCAAAGATTGGGTAGAGAAGGATGGAGATGGTTGGGCTGATATTATCGCCCCAATGTGTGATTCTACAGGAAGTGGAATCTGGCACGAGATCCAAGGGCTTGCTGAATCCGTGTTTATTCAATGCCGAGCTTACGATATTCACATGAATCGTGCATTTGATGCAATGGATTGGAGTACCAGGTTGATGCTGAAGGGTGGAACTGCCGAATCCACCAAGAAGCTCAAACAAATGGAGTGGCAACCTTGGATGATTCTCCCTCAAGACGTTGAGCCAGCACAAGTAAGCCTTAGTGTGCCTCTCAATGAGTTGTTTGCAGGAATGCAGTATTACCAAGCAGATATGTATCGTGGAATCGGTGCATACAACATTGGTCAGACCACAAAGGGTGGAAAGCAAAGGACGAAAGGCGAGGCAGAACTAGATGCCGCCGAATCTGCCAAACTCCAAGGTACTCAAATTCGCAGGTTTAACGATAACCAGACTCGTTGGTTGCGATTGCTCTACAAACGCATGAGTAATACCACAAAAGGTGGCAATGGCTATAAGCTCAAGGAGCAATTCATGGACTTCATGGAAGAAAATGGTGTTCCAAAAGAAGCATGGAAGTGGGAAAACATTGAGAATCTTGAAAGTAATATGCTTGCTGGTTCTGGTAGCCCTTCTTACAAGCTGATGGCGGCTCAACAAACTGTTTCACTAACTGGAATGACTCCAATGAACGAGGGTCAAGCGAATGCTATCACGGATGCAATTGCCGCACTTAATGGAAGGCAAAATGTTAATCGTTACTTCCAGAAAACCAAGGTGGATATTCCAGATGAACGTGGAATTATCTCAATGGAGAACATTGGCATGACTGATCCAAGAGGTAATACCGCTAATTTCATGGTGTACCCAGATCAAAACCATGTAGAACACTTTAAGGGTCATATTCAAGACGCAATGGTTTCAATGCAGGAAGCTCAACAAGTTATTCAATCTACAGGAAACAATCCTAATGCAAGGAATAGCAAACAGACTGAAGCATCCGTGGATGATGAAACATTCAATCTTCTTCGTGATATTTACGCCTGTCTAATGAGGTTTAAAGGCCCACATCTAATTGCCCATCTTCAATTCATTGAAAAAGATCCTTCCAAAAAGGCTATGGCTAAAGAATTTGCTCAACAGATGCAACAACTGCAACGTGGAGTTGATGAACTTGGTAGCCAAGTTGGTCAAATGGCTCAAGCTAAGATGGAGCAACAGGGTCAACAGCAGGGTCAGCAAGATCCAGAGACGATGAAGCTACAGGCAATGGTTGCTAAAGAAGCAATTCAAACCAATGCACTTCAGAAGAAGGAAGACATTAAACTTGCGTCACTGGCAACAAAGGCTCAACTTCGTGAGGCAAGTCAAATGGAGAGAACTGCAACTGATCTTGCGACCAAGAGGGCAAAGGCCGCTAACGAGATTCAGATTCGTAGAGCCAAAGCCGCAAATGATGCATCAATCCTGCAAAAAGAAAACAGTCAAGAGATGCAGATGCAACCTCAAGAGATGATGGTACAAGAAATGCCAATGCAACCTCAAGAACCAGTAATTCAAAGCAACCAGCAATTAGGACAAGAAAATGCCTGATATAAATACATCAAACCTAGCCGCCGCAGTAATTAACGACAAACGATACAGCGAACTTAAAACAGCAATATACGAGGATCTTGTTAAGCATGATCACGCTACTGTTGTTGCTGTGTTTCGTAGATTGCAAGATTACGCTGAAGAGGCAAAAGAAAACTCTTTTAATGAGGTAGAAAATAAACAACTTACTTCAACAAAAGCAGTAACGCATGATCTAGAATTTGATCCAGATATGAATGATGTTTTGACAGAAGAAGAACTTAATCTCCGCAAGTAACCACAAACAACCACACAAATATGTCTGAAACCGCTGTAGCAGATCCAACACAAAACCCTAATCTAACCGCCGCATCTATTGCCGACAAAGCCGCAAGGGATGCCGCTGTAAAGCAAGCAGATAACTTCTTTAAAGCAGATATTAAAGAAGCACCAAAGGGTAATCCATCTGATTTATTCAAAAAGATTGCAGAGAAACTGAACCAGGACTCTTCTCAATTTCAAGATAAGATGGATGAGGAAAAGCAAAGCAAACGTGATGCTGAAGAGAATAGGCCAGAGCCAGATATTAAAGCCTCTTCTGTTGATGATGAGAAGAAAGGTGGATACATCAAGTCTTTGAAGCAAACCAATGAGCAACTTTCAAAAGAAGCCGCCGAATTAAAGGCTCGTGTAGAAAAGATTCCAGAGTACGAAAAAGAAATTCAAGAACTTCGCTCAAATCTTGATGATAGTAAAAGCAAGAAAGAAATTGAGAGCATCCGCAAAGAGCTAGAGCAAGCTCTTAAAGACAAACAAGAGCGTGAAGAGGCATTGACTACTGATCTAGAGAGACTTCGCCAAGCAAACGCTTTGTTGAATCTTCCAGCAGATGAGGGATTTAAAGCTGATTACGATGCACCAATTATTAATGGATACAATCAAGTAAAGATGATTGTTGGTGATGATCAGATTGCTCTTACGGAGTTTGAGAAAGCTGTTTCTGCTTATGAGAGGTCACTTCAAACCCAAGATGCAAATGAGAAATCAAGGCAGAGTGAAATATCCAAACAGACTCTTAATTCCATCTACGAGAATCTTTCTCCGATGGAACAGGCTAAGTTCCAGAATACAGCTTATGATGTTTTGGCTAAAATTGAAGCTAGGAATAATGCCTTAATCAATTGGCAGTCAACTAAAGCTCAACTTGATGAGGAAAAAACTCGTCGTGCTACACTAAGTAAGTCTCAAATTGGAAAGCGTTGGCAAGATGCTTATCTATCAGCAAAACAAGCTATGGATGATGCCGTTAAGTATCCAGAAGAAGTAGCAAAGATTATTTCTTCACAGCAAATTGATGATGATACAACTGAAGATGAGATGATTGCTGAAGCCGCATTGCGTGAGAATAGCAGTTATTCTCCAGAAGCAATTACACGAGTTCTTCAACAGGGAGCAAAGTATAAAAAGCAAAAGGCTTATACATTTGCACTTGAGAGACAAGTTTCTGAACTTAATGAAACTATTAAGAAAATGCGTGGATCTGGAACATCTGATGGCAACATTGGATCTTCATCTTCTGGAAAAGCAAATGAAGCAGAGGAACGTACTCCTGCTAGTTTGTTTGCAAAATTTCGTAATAGATAAATAAATATGTTGACGGACTATTAGGAAACCCCTAATAGTTCGTTGTCAGTAAAACTCTGGATTAGTTGGTTTAACTAGCCGACTGTTCTCGGTAGAAGCAATGAGTGGGATAGCGACCCACATTAAATAATAAGCAGATTGCCAAGCTGGAGAATAGTGGGGTGGTTAAAGCAACAGCGATGGTTGCCAGATCGCAAACCTAAAACACAATAAACGTGTTCCAAGGGGAGCGATTCCTTTTGGGATACAAAACAAACCCAAAACTTAAAATATTATGGCACAGAATGGAATTACATTCTCATCCTGCCAAGACGTGGACACTCTGTTCCGTGAGGCTAGGACGTACTACAATCCCTTCTTCATCAAGAAGATGGCGATTAACAGCATCTACTATGGTCGTCTTGAAACCGAGACTTGGCCTTTGAACACTCTCCCGACCATGAAGGCTTTCCGCTTTGGTCGTGGATGGTATAACCCTGATCAGCCTTGGCAAGAGGTTCAGTCTGGTCGTTGCGTTCAGAACGCAGACGATTTCCAGTTTGAGACGATTGCTCACCCTGGAACCGAGAGCTACAGCTTCAGCCTTTTCACCAAGGCAATGCGTACCGATTGGTATCAGCTTACCGATTTCATGTATCGTCTCTTCCCACAAGAGGAGATGGATCACATCATGGCAACCAATGTCAACATCACCAAGAACGTCCATGAGGAGTTCGCACGTTCCAACTGGATCGGTGGTGCTGGTCACAAGTGGGTTCCAATCAGCGATGGTCAGAGCCTTGTCTCTTGTGTTGCTGAAGACGATCAGATGTTCATCGTTCAGCCTTTTGAAGGCACGAACGAGGGTAGCTACAACATGGGCTATGTCTATGTTAAGCTCCCTGCCTCACAGCTTGATAACATTGGTCTTCTCTCGCTTGATACGCTTGATGATATTCTTATCAACCTCCAGCGTGAGGATGATGCTTATCGTCTCGACGTTAGCGAGGCCGCTGGTCGCCCTCTCCTTGAGGTGATCGTCCCTGATGCTCGTGTCCTTCGTCAACTCTGGCAGTATGCCAAGCAGTCTGGTGGATGGTGGGAGAGCGTTAGTGACTTTGATGACAAGCAACTCCAATACTCTCTTGGTATTGATCGTGTCATCGGTAACTATGCCTTCTGTAACGACATCAATGGTGTTCGCTTGTCGGTTGATTGGACGTACAATGCGTCTCTTCCAACTTTCAGCGTCAATGATCCTACGACTTGGCCTCGTCTGGTTCGTGTTCTTCCATACTACCCCGTTACCACGGAGCTTGGTTGCAAATACGTCCAGAATCCAGCGTTTGCCAATGCAGACTTTGGTATCACTAACCCTTGGGTAAACAAGGCAATGATCAAGTGGATCAGCCCTTCCCAGAGTGGACTTGGTGAGGCTCAAGGAATGACCCAGAACTATGCTGGTGATTGGGAGTGGAAGAATCCAGATTGGGAATGCAACATCAAGCGTGACCAAGGTTTCTTCTGGAACCAGTTCCGTATGGGTATGCAGTTCCAAGATCCAACGCTTATGCATTCGATCCTTCACAGGCTCAACACAAGCCGTTTGATCATCCCTGCTCCTTGCAACCTCACCCCGAACTATACGCCGCAATACACCCCAGATTGCTACGTTTGCTCCAGTGTGGTTAGCCAGCCGATCTAATCGGATAAACGAACAATTCGATGAACCCATCTAATTACCCTCCATCGGCTGTTCTCAACGCCCCAGCCCTGCTATACGCAGGGTCTGGGCAACCGTTGACTACATACATTGAATCAATCCCTGCTGGTACTAGCTTTTCGATTCCTACAAGTGCTATCACTTGGTCGATTTCTGGCCCTGCTGGTGCAACAATTACGATCAATGGTGATTCTATTACTGGTGCAATCAGCCTTAATGGTAGCGGCCCTCTTTATCAAGAGATCACCGTTGCTTCTCAGGTTGGAACCGCCCACGTTGCTTATACACTCAATAATGTTGTGTATAATGTCCCTGGTTCTTATTAATAATTAACAAAACAAAAATATGTCCGTACCTAAACCCACTCCTAACAATCTTACAGTTGTCCGTTTCGGCCCTCTGTCGGTTGATTTCACCAAAACAGGAACCTACACTCTTGGTCAGCTTGAGCTTGACTCCGAGACGTTTATTCCTACCGCATCGTTCGTTGTTTACACCAATACTGGTGGAACCAATGGAACTCAAGCCGTTGTTGCTATCGACAATGGAACCACCAGCAACAACATTGCAACAGCTACGCTTCCTGCTACCCCTGTTCTTGCCAATGATGGTGCTGGAAGCCTATCACAAACCGTCTTCACTCCTGCGACGAATGGTTATGTGCTTGGTCAAGTTCCTGTTTCGACTGCAAGCCCTAGCAATGGAGCCGCCGCAACTCAGAGCGTTCGTGTGAACGTTACGACTGCCGCTGTCCCTAGTCTTGCTACCACTGACCGTGTTACCGCAAACAACATCAGCACCCTTACGGTTGCTAGTGTTCCTGCGTTCATCACTCCAGGTGCAGTAGTTAATGTTCTTACTGTTTGCAATGCCGCATATAATGGCACTGTTACGGTTCTTTCTGCAACTGCTACGACCTTCTCGTACTACAACCCT